TAATAGCAAGTTCAAATTGCATATTATATGGAACAGGCATATATGTTTTTTTAGATTCACTTCCATTATCTGGATCTTTTACTGTATATACTTGTGTTGTAGTAACCTTTCTTGTAGGATCATATGTAAGACCAGTAAACTCAAACGACATCCTTGGAAGAGTAATCGCAGTACTCTTATTCAAGTCAGGTGCTTGTTCTAGTCTAGCAAGAAACTTTTGAGTGGGGCCATATGCTAAAGGAACTCTTATTGTAGAATCAGTCTGCTTAACAGTTATTCCATTAAACAAAGTTCCGAACGCAACAATGGTTCTCCTCAGAATCTCGTTATAAAAATACTCAAACATGGTTATTATCCTCGTAACTTATATTTATGGAATACCAAATGGGTTCTGTTCAGTAAAGTCTAATATTTTATCTGCCTCTGTTTCTATATTAAAGTTATCTGCATAACCATCGTCTGTAGGTTCTTCATCTACTATTCTCAATGCATGAGATGCAAGAGATGTCTGACCAACTATTTTCTCTCCTATAACAAAGGTTCCACTAATAGAAGCAACCTCTAATACGTTTGTAGTAGAGTTCCAAGATCTAACTCTACCAGTTGCGTCACTATTTGCACCCTTAACCTGTTCATTAAAGATGTAATTACCTGTAGAATCCATAGATGGATCAGATATTGTGATATTAGGTATAGATGAATATCCAGAACCTGCATCAGTTATATTGATAGAAGTAATAGTTCCACCAGCACTTATCATTGCAACAGCAGTAGCAGTTGTTCCAACTCCAGTAGGACCAGAGAATGTAACTGTAGGTGCAGTAGTAAATCCAGAACCAGTTGCTGTAAGTGTTACAATACCAACTGTTCCATTACCCAGATAAGCAGTTCCTGCAGCACCTGTTCCTTCACCACCAGTTACTTGAACTAGAGGTGCGACAGTATATCCAGAACCTGGATTTACCAAGTCTATATTTTGGACAGAACGTGCTCGTTCGTTAACGTTCTTATTACACGCTACAATGCCTCCAATCATCCTTACAGTGGCAATACCTGTTACACCGCCTGTAGGGGCAGAGGAGAACCCTACAGAGGGACTATAGATGTATCCACCACCTCTATCAGTTATACTAATATATCGGATAGCACCAGTTGCAACAATACTTGTTTCAGCAGCAGCAGTTATACCAACACCAACCAATGTAAGTGTTTGAGTTGGTCCAAGTATTGTTGGAATACCGTCTTCTGTATCTCCATCTAAATTATCTCCAACTAACTCATTATCAATCTCATCAACACCTGTATCAATGATTTCATCTTCGTAACGGAAGAGTTCACATCTTAATTCATAAACATAATTCTTTTGTAACTGATAGAAAGGTTTTTCATGCTCTACATACTTGATCTCAAATAACCTATCTCCCAATGGAAAATAAACTAGATCCCCTTCTTTGGGTCTAGTTGTTAGTTTTACATCTGCCTCATTCTTCATCAAAGGTGAGATGTAATTCTCAAATCTTTCTCTAGAAATAGTAAGTGTTATCTCATTTGTCTGCTCAATACCAAACTTGGATAGTAGAGTTGGATTATCTCCATACCCATCAAAGGTATCAACATATGCTTCAATAGGATATGCATCATCAAATCTAGATGCTACTACTTCTCTTATTACCTTATTCTCTGTTACATACTTACGAGGTAGATAATGCACCTCAACACCATACATCCTCAACTGTTCGTTGATTAGATCCTGAACTAAATTCTGTTCTGATCGAGCACCTTGCTGGAAGAATGGGTTAAGCACTATACTAACCTATCATGTCTAATGGTGGCATTTCATACATGTTAGACATTTGTTCTCTAATGATTTCGAGATCCTTCTCTCCATCATCATAGATTTGTCTTCCATTTAATTCAATACCGCCAGGAAGTTTTACCCCTTGGAATTTAAGTAGATTTTGACCCCACTGCCTCTTCATAAGAGCAGTTGTATATTTCTTTAAGAATGAATCATTCCAAACTCTGGGATATTCATTAGGATCTAATAACCTAAAACAATCAATAACTAAAAAATCTCCTTTGTTTACACTTCCCCAATCAATATCACAATATAATCTATCAGCTCTTTGATTAAACCTTATTTGTTTCTCTGTAGTTAATAAAAAATTAATCTCTTCTAGGTAAGTCCTAGTCATTGCATAATTTAAAAGACCTTGATAACCAAGATTAAAAGCAACATCATTTAAGAATAACTGATACTTAACACTAAACATGTTATTAGTAACAGTATTAGATCCATCAAAGTGGAAAAGTTTAGTTACTCCAATTACCTCTGGAGGCATCTGTAAGAAATTACCATTCTCGTAAAAATTAAAAGAAGTAGTTACTCCAGCAATTTTTGTTTCAACTGTTGTAGTGCTTATACCAGTCGTCTTATTTCCTGCACCCGCTTCCATTGTCGCACTTCCTCTATCAATATCTTCTTGAGTAATCTGATATTTTAGATAGACTTGAGAAACACCATCAAAGTGCCTTTCATTGAAGAATTGAATAGCATCATCAACAATGTCTTCAACTTGCTCATCGGCAATATTGATTTCCAGCACTGGAGCACCCAGTTGCCGTTTACAATAATCTATAAATTCTCCTCTGGTTCCTGGTTGTGCCATTTAGACTATTACCCCTTCAATATATTTATGGTGTTGAAGAAATACCTGAATTAACCATAATATTTCCATTTATAATATTATAAACGGTTTGTCCTATACCAGGACTAATCAATACATTATACAAGTATCTTCCTTGAGGAATACTACGACTTGCAGCTGCATCAAGTGCTAATGTAATAGATCCTGTAGTAATCCCTGCAGTAAAAGTTGCTGTAGGAACAGTAGTTGCTGCTACACCAGCACTCTTTTGGAGTTGTGCAGAAGCAGACCATGCAGTAGTAAATCCATATGCAGCATTACCAACATCTACAACTGTAAAAGTAGCATCAAAATTAGAACCACCGTAAATGGTTAAATTAGATGCTACAGGAACACCTGCAGTTGGATCAAATGTAATCTTTTTAGTTGCCATTGACTAACTCTTTAAGTAGGGATTTAATCTCATTCATTTCATTTTTTAGATTAACAAGATCTTCTTCAATAGAAGTAACTTGCTTTGTTTTTGCATTTTTAACTTTTCTACTTGCTACATATTTTTCATAATCTAAATTGTTTACATTAACTATAGATCCTGTTTGTGGATCTCTTGCCAAATCACTTTGGTCTTTCACTTTGTTTAATGTCATAGTTATGCTAATGCAAGTACTCTTAGATCCTTCATTCTAGGAACATATGCCTGATTTTTAGATGTCAGAACAATTTTAATTCTGTAAGATCTAAATGAAGGTAAATTGTCAGCAGTAAATGTATAATCTTTATACTCTATATCTTGTGGTTCAAATCCATATGAATTTGACTTGACAACTAAAGTATCAGATTGACCATCATTATTCTTAGGTGATATTACCTGCCCCTGTTTATCAAGATTCTTAAATCCAGGGAATGGAGTAAATACAGGTTTAAATCCTTGCTTATCACTAACAGCATAGAATGCTCTTATGTCAGCATCAAGATGAATATGAGCACCTACCAAAATCTTAATAGATGTTGCAGGATTCTCTAAATTAAGTTCTTTAGAGAGATATTGACATGCTGTTGGATCATCAGTAAGAGAATTTGCTCTTGGATCAGTTGTATAATCCTCAATAACATCATTCACTCTATTAGAAGTAAGTATTGTGCTTACTCTTTGACCATCAATTACAGGACTTATTCTACTATCAGTAGTGTTAAGGAACATTCTCATATTCAAAGATTTAGAACCAACTAGATTTGTTAATTTAGCATCTGCATTAACTTTAGAAGCAATCAATCTAGGTGAAGTCATATAATTTGATTCATTAAGTGCAACTGCTTCATATCCTGTATCTAAGAAAGGAATTTCATTTCCACTTATACTCTTACTTGTAGTAGTTCTTAATTCTGCTGTAAGAGAAGTTCCTTTAACAGTTAGATTTTGAACAACTGGTGTAACAATTTCAAATGGCATATTTTGTGTTGCCCTTATATCATACCCACCAGCAGATTTATTTTGACCTACAAATAACTGAGGTAATCCAACATCATTACTTCTATCATCATTATTAACATTAAACTTCTCTGACATATCAACTTTAATATTATAAGAATCAAAAGTAATAGGATC